TTCGGCACTTTGTAAGTGCTGGAACGATTCATCAAACCCCAAGGCTTCATGCTCCACATAGCCACCACGCCCAAGCCGTTTTGAATAAAGTGGTTTGCGTAATAGATCTGCTTGCATGTTGCTACTGAAGTCAGGATAAATTTGGCATTCTGGGTAACCGCTTTGCATGACATCCCAATCAGTTTGTGACATTGATACTGCTTTTTTATTTTGAGCTTCCAAACGGCGATAAAAACGCGCCTTGGAAAATTTCTTTTTACGCATGACATCACCTTTATGTGGGCAATAAAAAACCCACCGAAGTGGGTGGGAATTTTGATTTAAACTATTTAAGTAAACCTAATATTTCATTAGCAGCATAATCTGGATGCTCTGCATTAACTGGTATCTGAATCGTATCACCACCAACCAAATAAATCGTCAGTGTCGCACCGATTCGCCCCTTTACCAGTTTGGCATAAGTAACATTATTTGGATTAACAAAATGTTCTTCAGTGATTTTTACAAGCATTTTTATTCCTTAGTTTGAATTACGATTCACCCCTAAGTTATTAAATTTAATTAAACTAATCAATCAAAATATCCTCATAATTCGGCAACGCCGTGCATCGACATCGAACTGGTTGACCTGGATGACCGCCTGAAGGTGGTTCATCCCAATGGAATGTTTGACCATTTTTAATCCGATGATCTGTTCGTACACGCTCATCTTTTGCTGATTGCCATACATAAGTTTCCACACCCATGGATTCCTGACGCTTCTTGTTGATCGCGCCGTTGATCTTGCCCATCTGGTCGGATGCAATCAGTCGCGCACGAAAGTCCGTACTATGACCGAGCTTTTTAATCTCCTGAGCTAATTCCTCGTTGGTCTGCCCAGTTTGCAAGGCATTCATCACCAAGGCTTCAAGCTTATCCGTGTACTGACTTGGAATAGATTTAATCAGTGAAACGTTTGCAGCAATCTGAGTATCAATCTCATCCTGAATATCAGCACCACGGAAAAACGGCGTAAGGTCCACACCAAGAATGGTCTTTGTATGGCTTGCAATCTGCTTGTCCACTTCTTTATTGGTATCCATCACCACCTTAGTGGCCAAAGATACTGACACTTCCATGGTGTACTTAACCATCTTTTCACGTAACGCCGTGAATAGGTCCGTCACCCAGCTATCACCAATGTTCTGCCCTACAGTGGGCAAAACTAAGCCCTTAGTCTGTTCTTGGCAATATTTGG